AAGAAATAATCATGGCCGAAGGGACAGTATATTCTGATTTAAATCAGGTGGATCCTACGGATGATCAACAAGTCGTTGATATCTCATCCATCTATCAATCCATAGGGAACATTTTATCAACCCCTATAGGGACTCGTCTGTTCGTTCCAGAGTTTGGCTCAGAATTAGAGATGCTCTTGTTCGAGCCCATGGACGACATCACCGAAGCAAAGATCTATGATGCGGTCGTCGAGGCTATTCAGAGATGGGAGCCCCGAGTTCTGGTCGACTACGGCAAAACTACCGTTGAGGCCGACGAGGACAATCATACATACACCATCACAATCAGCTTTATCATTGTAGGGTTGTCGGATCAGAGCTTTGAATATACTGGGGAGCTGACAAGCGAAGGATAAATACTATGGCAGAAGTTATCAATGCGTCATCACTATCTTACGAACAAATTCGACAGGATTTACTGGATTACGTAAGTAGTAAACCGGACAGCCAAAAATGGATTGACTATCTTGAATCTGGCGCCGGTATTACGATCACGGACCTCATTGCCGGTCTCGGTTCTTTTCACGCATTCAAACAATTGATGCGGCGCCAAGAATCATACCTGGACCTTGCCCAACTTGAATCATCCATCATTGAACTCGCATTCAATCGTGGATTCATGCTGGCTCCCACTGACACTTTAAAGGTCGACATCACCTTCACAACAAATAGCACAGTTCAAATTGATGCTGAGGATATCGTCGCCTCGGGAGTCGACTTTCTCGTATATTCGACAGAGGCTAAGATCATTGCCCCAGCGACTCCAACGGTAGTCACATGTGCATGTGGTAATCTGCAGGATTTCTCACAGACCCTTACAGGTCTGGATGAGTTTCAGACCTTCAGCTTTATTTTTGATAACAAATTCGGTGCCAATGCATTCGAGTCCTTGACTTTCAATGGAACCCTATCTGTTCCAATGCTGTCTGACTTGAACTATCTGCAGACCTATGGGAATGACTTTGTCCTGCGCAGAATGCTGCCTAATGAAGTTCGTATATATGTTGGTAACGGGGTCCTGGGCTGGTATAACAATGCGATCACATCCGTTCAGTATAAGATACTGACATATAACGACGGAATGTTTCCGACCAGCATTGAGCTCACTTCTTTGATAGACGGAGAGATCGATAGTTTTGATAGAGTCCAGGAACCAGTCTATGGTATGGACAAGGATGAGATCCGCAAGACAGCGACATTCTATCCAATAGACGGACGAATCGTTACCAATGCCGATTACGAACATGTAATTATGAAATACTTTGGTGGAGTTCTAAGGGATGTTTATTCATACAATCTCGATCATACCCAGCAAGTATATCTTCTCACTGAGGACTCTTTTAGTGAGATCCTACATCTGCCTCAAATCGAGACTATGGTGGATCAGAAGAGAGGTGCAGGAATCCTTGTAGCGTATGAACAAAAAGCAGTTGTTGACGGTCTGGACTTCATTCTGAATCTGACAGTAGATGAGGAATTCTTTTATGAAGGATTGGCCACATCTGTCCAGGAATTCCTGGACGCTAAACTATATACCTTCTGGAGAACGGCAGAAACTCTGACCACTCAAAAGTTCGCGATCGAATTATCCGCTGAATTTGAAATTGAATTTCACCCAGCTGATAGTCAAACTCTGGATATGGAAGAGGATGACTTTCTTAAAATCATACTACTAACGATTAACTAATGGGAAGACCATACCAAACCTCAAATACTGATCACGATGATGAAGGTCTACCTACCGGATCTCAGAAATATTTACCTGAGAATATCCATGGTGTTGAGCTTTACGACGAGGTCTGTGACTGGATAGATCATGTCCTGGGATTAGGCGAGATAGAACATGATTTCCTAATCCTTGATGAATTGGTGGAACAACTCATCACAATTTTCAAGGACAAGGAATCCCTGGCGGCATACTACAATTTATTTGTAAGATCCATCATCGGTACCAGATCAGCTCTCGATTTCTTGTTGGATTTACTCCAATTTGAACCCCGAGGTGAATGGAAGGAATGGTTTGAATTAGACTGGCCTCTCCCTCCGTACAAGCTAATCGTAGATTTCGGGGACGAGTATCCACATCATAAGGATCCCCTGGTCAGATACATCGACTGGGATAAATTACTTGATCTATTTGAGCTAATCAAGAATGAGAGAACCCTAATTGCGCAAGTTAGAATGCAAGACTGTGCCAATATGCTCATTTTTGACTATGGATCATTCGATAATGAGCTATTCGATAACCTCCAGGGATACGTTTACCGAGGAGTACGATTTTGTCTGTATGAGAAACATAGACAACTTCTATATAAGAATGTGAATTTCTTCCTGGATTTCCAGGAAATGAGAACGACGTACCATAATCGTTTGTACATACACACCTTGGCTGGTGCCTTGGATTACATGTATCTGGACGAGCCCTATTGGTATTACATGTTCTTTTACACATTCCAGACACACATATATTTTCAGTTGATCGAGGTCGAGGATCCAAGCGAGAGCCCATATCACTGGGGAACATGGACGTGTCAGGTTGTACTTGACGATTATGAAGAGCTTTCAAATGGAACTGGGTTTCCTGGTGACACTCTTGTAATGGATACCTTCTATTTGAGTGGTGATGAAGTATTAGATGACGTAGTAGGTGAATGGGTAGCCTATGGTTGCGAGTATGGTTACACTTCATATTTCTTTGACTTTTCCGCTGATTTTGTACTTGCTTGGTATTGGTCCAGAGCCGAGGCCCGACTTTACACGACCCCATTGATGGATCCTTTTCAACTCGGTTTCTATCAGTTTCAAACTACTCGACACGGGGAAGGGGTGGAGATTGAATATGTAATCCACAGCACAAACTCTTCAGCGAGATATGGATTCTTATTAAGTCCTGATTTACCGACAGTATTTGGATATCTGTTAGGAGACTTATTTTATCAGCTAATTGATCAATCTGCATACGCTCCTGCCGGTGGATGGGGTGGACAATTTACATCCCAATTCGGAGGAGAAAACATTTTTACACCAGTCGCCGTTTATTGGTTGAGAACAGAGGCGCCGCCAGAGGCAGCGCCAGCCGCAGTTCCAGCCATGGGTGGAGGCGGCGGAATGATTATCTAAGGAGAGGCATATGCCTGCTAAAGGTACAGCAATTACAATTCAATATACTGCATGGGACACCGATAACAATAGAGGTAGAACTCTCGATGCAGCCAATCATACTTTGAGAGTCGTTAAAGACGGAGTCCCAGCTGTTGTCGCTAATGGTCCGACAGAGGTTGACGCAACTAATCTCCCAGGACTTTATTCCATCATACTCCTAACCTCTGAGAACGACGGAAAGATGATGTCCCTCCATGGGGTTTCCTCTACTCCGGATGTTTCAATCCTACCCGTTCACTGGAGCAATGAATCTAATCCAGTTCAATTTGCTGGGGAGGATCTGGATTCCAATGTGGGCTCCAATCTAAACATCTTCTTTGAGAATGGTGGATTTCCGACCTCCTCAATCGTTGACGATGTTGGTTCTGGAGGTGGCGGTAATCCGGAGACAACCATCACAATCGATGGAACCTCTGGTGGAACTGCAATCTTAGGAGCTAACGGTCAGGTATGTCAGGCCACAATCCCTGCTGGTGGAATCACCGGCGGCGACATGGACATCACGATTCAACAGGTTCCAAAGGCTGACCCAGGCAATCAGTATACCGAGGTCTCTCCAGACTACGTTTATTTGATCACAGCAGTTTACACATCATCCGGATTGCCATATGACAATGCAGATATCAACGAGATCCAGGTAACGATTCCAATCGATTTGAATGAAGTTGCGGTCGACGATCTCGAGAACGGTATCAAGACCATTTACTACGCTGGATCTTTGGCAGTTATTGAATCCGGTAATGCGACAGCAGTCCTACCTGCGGATATTCTCGCAACCGATTATGTTGGGGATGGAGATATAGGTTCCTGTACTTTTGAGATTGACCATCTATCTGTCTTTGCTGGTGGAGAACCTCAACCCTTTGCGGATATACCTGTAGCTGATAATCCATCTGGTGCATATCCGCTTGGAACAGATGTTGCTTTATCCTCAATAACTCCAAGTCCTACAATTTATTACACTACCGATGGATCAGATCCGGACGATACTGACACTGAGTACACAGCTCCGATTGATTTGTCTTCATTGCCAATAACGATTAAGGCGATCACATACGCAATGGGGTATAGACCGTCACCGATCATGACTGAGTCATACACACAAGCCCAGGTTGCAACTCCAGTCCATGTCCCACCGGCAGGTGAAGTAACAGTTGGTCAAACGATTACAATATCCTGTGCAACCGGTGGAGCAACGATTCACTATACCACAGACGGTTCAATTCCGGATGTTGGTGATCCGGTTTATACAGTACCAGTTCCAATTACTGTACCAACCACCCTTCGTTCATTTGCTGTGGCGGCAGGGTACATTGACTCCGGTTTGCGTACGGATGTTTACACGATCGCGCAAGTTGATGATCCGACGATAGTGCCGGCTGCAGGTGAGCATTCAATAGGAACAGGTATCGAGTGGTCTGTAGTGGATCCCTCAGATGCAGATGTTCGATATGAAGGCTCTGCATCTGATCCGGATGATGATTCAGAGCGCTTGACTGAGTATAGTGTTCTTAATAACACAGATTGGACTGCTGGAACAGGAACTCCAACTTGGGATACTGACAAATGGGTTTTCTCTGCGGACGGTGACATCGATGCTGCCGCCAGGATTCAGCCATGGAGAGCTCAGTTTTTGAAGGTCACCATTGCGAATGAAGGCGCTACTTCTATTCAGCTAAAGGATTCCAGTAGTACCGTTATAGCTGAGGTCACTGGAGTAACAGCAGGCTCCACTGTAATTATGGGTATTGATTATGATGGGGATGATATTCTCGAGCTTGCCATCGTTAGAGCAGGTGCAAGTGACCTGCACATCACAGAACTTGCTTTTTACAATGAATTCGGATGGAATGAGAAACACGATGAGGATGATTGGCTTGAATCTGTAGCTGCTTTCGTATATTCAGGAGGAGATTGGACTCTTGCCACGGGATTGGGCAGATTAGGTGTCTGGGATGAAACTGCGTGGGAAAATGGTTTCAGACCAGATTCAGTAAGAATTACTTTTACTGGACCCGCCAACATTCAAGTGGATGTATGGGATACAGGAGCCGTTTCTATCGGTGGTGGAGCCACTGTTACAAGTGGAGAGGTTTTGGATCTTGACTTCGGTATTAATGATCTGAATAGAACCAATACGTTAAGAATCACAACTGGGTCCGCCTTAGTGGTCACAAGTATCGAGTTCCTGAATAATTCCAAGCAAATTACTCAGGATCAGACTTTTAGATTCGATGCCGTTAAAACTGGATACCTCGACTCAGGAGTCGTTGAACGCATCTACACTGTGCCACAAGTTGCCAATGTTACTTTCGATCCAGTTGCGGGGGAGTATGCCCCTTCTCAAGATATTACTTTAGCGACCGTGACGGGTGGCGCTACGATCAGATACTCTGTCAATGGTGATGACATTGATGATATAGGTGATGGATCTGAGTATTCTGCCCCATTTGCATGTGGTAATTTCACTGTAAAGGCCAGGGCTTTTAAGGATGGATATTTACCATCCGATCAAACATCCGCTGTATATACCAACCCAGCTGCAGCAGGAGATATTGAAGCTACAGTATCTTTTTATGATGATACCGGTACTTTAATTGTAACTCATAACAATGTTGAATCTGGGGACATACTTCCTGTATGGGTGGCCTCTGGGTCAGTCTCCGGATCAATCGAGGACTGGTTAGGTCGAATGTTGGTTACATTCGATAGACCTTTTGGGTCTATCACTGGCGCCGACTTTGAGGTTCAAGGCTCAGGATGGGATACATCCAGAACCATCGCAAATAGTGGGTGGGATATTCTGCAAGCAATTGGCTTCGGTTATGATGTAGGATATCATGACTACTATACCAATAAATTCAGAGGTACCTTTGACGTAGGTCACTGGAACCCGAACAGTAATCCGGATAAGTCCACTGGAATTAGATTTGGAACGGGTGGAGCTCAATCCAACGTAATAAATGTGAAAATTTATTTCCAAGAGGATGCTAAATGGATTGACCATAGTGATTACTGGGTCTGGGATCAAGGATCCTCCATCGGTACCTTTGGTACGACTGGGGAATTTCTTGACATCACATCCGTGGCAGCCTCAGGCTCCGGTATCCCAACTCCAATTGGGTCCGGTTCAGGATCAGCATATCAACCACCATGGTATGAGATTAAACTCGCTGTGGATGGTGTAGCTGACTGGAATGAGTATAAACCAAAAATTGTAAGACTTACTTGGCCATCCGATGATCCTCAGAAGTACATATACATCGAGGATGAGAATACTCCAACCGCGAATGTCCTTGTATCCCAATGGGTGACTAAGGACCAGGAAGTCTATATTAACTATGCCGCAGCCGACTTAGACATCAAGGAGATCTGGATTTATGGACATAATGGTCCAGGCGGTGAGGGAACCATCGACGGTGTCCAGATTCAATTCTTAATGGACGAATGGGAGAATGCAATACTTTGGGCCCGTTTTGGAATTGAGCAAACTTCTACACCAGGTGGCTCTCCGCAGCAGAATCTGCATCGCATGCCATTTTATCCTAATGAGCGCTTCAATATCCAGACCGCTCGTGCTGCAGAGACCTCTGCCAGTGGATCTGCATCTGTTTCTGATCCAGGTGATGTCATTATATATTATCTGAGTGAAATTCGTGTGGACTTAGGGCTGCTTGATGGAGGTGGAGGCTCAGAACCGTGGGATTACTACATCTTTAACATCAAAAGAAGGTTGGGGAACGATACCTGGAGTGATATTCTAAACACGAACTGGGATACAAATCCATCTACTTGGGACGCATCCGGCTGGTGGCTCCCAATGGCTGATGGGACTCAATTTAATATCATTGAACCTATCAGTGGAGAAGGCGCAAACGAAAAAGCAAACACGGTAGTCCTCTGGGGTCATAGGATTCTACATCCAGAGTCAGCTTCTGGTTCACCATCATAAAGAATGGGAGATAAATGAACAATCTCATAGACAATATATTTAATTTACCAAGGGACCTTGGCGCCTGGGTTGTATACCATATCTCAAGATGGTTTAACCTGGGCGTATCCATAGATGAAGAAGACCCCTTCGAATCAATTTTCAGAGAGTTAGAGGATGTTGACGTAGACGAAATCGAAGATTGGTAATCTACTATTTAAGAAAAGTTTAAGAAAATGATCCCGATAGTATATCCATTCAAGCAGCAAAATGCTAAATGGGAGGAATTGAGGTATTCTATTCGTTCCATTGAAAAGCATTTTAAGTCCCCCTACCGTATTGTCATCATAGGTGACAAGCCCTCCTGGATCAATAAAGATGCTCAAATAATACCCTTTCAATGGTTCAAACTTAGATCTGGTAGTACTCGAAATAAGAACTCCAACATCAACATGAAGTTCATAGTAGCATCTCAGCTTTTCGATGAATTTATTTGGATTGCAGATGATCAATACATCATCAAGGATATGTCTATTGATGATTTCAAAGGAAAGGTTCACTATGCCGAGCATTTAGTTGACTGGGCAAGGCCTACGAGTGGTACATCCCAATGGCAGGAACGACTATGGGACACAATCGATCATTTTAGATATTTGAAGCTCCCACTTTATAACTCGGAATGCCACTCCCCAATGTATGTTGACTCCTCCATAGTCCTGGATCTTCTAAATATGATAACTTTGGCCAAGGGTGACTATCTGTGGAAATTTGCATATGGCAACTTTTACATTGAGAATGGGGCGGAGCCGGTTCCAGTCAATAAAGCAAATTTCTATGGAAACAACCAACCTTTCGAGGATATCGAATCATCAGATTTCCTCGGTCACAATGATTCCGGGCTATGCTTAGATTTAGCTAAGAAAATTAAAAATCTTTTTCCCAAGCCAAGCAAGTATGAGGCAGAGGATCCTCCAGAGAATGCTGAACGTTTAGTCCACCCGAGAAGCTTGGCGGATCTAAAGGTTACTCGGCATCGTAGAATTCGTGAAGAATTCGAAGGGAGAGTGCTCGCTGAACCCAATAAAATATTCGGGATCGGCATGCCTCGGACTGCAACTGTTTCTCTGACATCAGCGGTTAAGATGTTGGGACTCAAAGCTATTCATTATCCCAACTCATTGAACAAAATGCAGGACCATGACTTTGGTGCGGACATTCCGATAGCTGCATCATTTGAAGAGCTGGATAACCTTTATCCCAACAGCAAATTTATTCTAACTCGAAGGGATAGACTATCCTGGTTGGCAAGTTACTCCAAACATCTAAAGAGGCGGGAAGTACATGACAAGAAAATCTCTATCAATAGAAATAAGACAGTCAATCATTGGAGGGAAAAATTATATGGGACCTCTGAATTAACTCTTCCGATCGTGGATCGAGCCTATGATGATTTTCACTTGAGAGTATTCGAGTATTTCAAGGATCGTTCCCAGGATCTCTTTCAAATGCATATTTGTGAGGGAGATCACTGGCCTAATCTATGTGGATTTCTCGATAGACGAAATCCAGGTGGAACCTTTCCTCATAAGTCTCTCAATTATGGTTTGCCTGAAATGTCTGCAGATCCAGAACTGAGTGAGTATTTAGCCACCCGAAACTCTCGGACAATTAGAACGTGTGGTTTAATGTCAGTCCATAATTTCCCGATGACCTTGGAATGTCTACAGGACCTTGTGGATAGAGTAGATCATATAACCCTTTGGCTTGATTATATAGAGGAATATGGAGGCGCCGGCGATCCAGAACTTTATACATGGTGTGAAAATCTCCTGGTAGAATCTGGCGTTCGATATCAGATTTTAAGGGCCACAAGACATTGGAATAGATGGACGTTCCGAGAGGAATTGATCAGATCCTTGGATTCAATCCGTCCGGACATCGTTATATTCCCTGACTCGGATGAAAAAATGGGTGAGGGATTCGATGCAGAGCTTGAAGAATTCAAGAATGATCCAAATGTAGTCATGAATTTAATGCCATATAAGATGATCACCAACGATGGGAGAAGTGTGCAGAAAAATCCCAAAGCTCGACACTGTAAAGTATTTAAATGGGAGCCCGGCATCACGTATCAAGACCTCCCAGGCACATTCCAAAAAGGATATAGAGGTACAGCGATTCCGAATATTCCAGCTTATCCGATACCAAAACGGAGAACTCGATGTTTCCATACGAGAACAACTGTGGATCATTATTGCTACTATACTCCTGAGTTGGAAAAGGTACATAGAGCTAATAGGGAGTGGCGCGGTGAATGATCCGTTTAAACATGCATTTTGTATAAATCTTGATAGGCGACCAGATCGTTGGAGACGAGCGAAACAAGCCCTTTATGAAGTAGAGATTCCAGTAGAAAGGTTTTCTGCGATAGATGGACCAAATCGCTTTCCAGATGAATTTCTAAAGAAATGGAAGAAAAAAGATCGGAAGCGAAACCCGAAAGCTCATATGGGATGTACAACCTCACACAAACAAGTTCTGCTATTCGCTCGGGATCAGGGATATCCATATGTTGCAGTATTTGAGGATGACATTTTCTTCGATCCACAGTTCTGGATCGTTTTCAATGAGGCCTGGAGGGATCGGCCGGATAAGTGGGCCATGCTCTATCTGGGGTGTGTGCATGGTAAGAAACCAGGGAGACACTCAAAATGGCTCCGAAGAGTCACAAAAGCTTTTACTACTCACGCGTATATAGCTAATGGGATTTACTATGATGAGATTATAAGTTGTCTCGGACTGTCCCGACCTGTGGATTTATCCTATGGTCCACTGATAAGGAAACATCTAAACTATAGTATTCACCCGCCGATAGTATTTCAGGAGGCTGGGCACTCAGATATTTTGGAAAAGCACTACGATGTTCACGAACATCTCGGATATTTGAATCACTTTAATAAATAAAGGAAGGGGGTTTAAATACTATATTATGGCAGACCTAACCTTTATAACGGGTATGGGGAGAACGGGATCTACCTGGTTCAGTAAATTGGTGGCGGCGTCTCTCGGAGCTCAATACTTTCATGAAGCTTTTCGCTTCAAATACGATCCCGAGGGATACAAGAGATTCACCCGAGTGATGATAGAAGATAATGACGATAGGGGTATTTGGGAGTACATCCAGGACAAATTTCCCAATGGCCCGATCGTGATTAAAGATTTTACAATTAGGTTTGCGGCTTCATATCTAAAGAAGAGAGGCGCGAATGTATTTATAATCGTCAGGCACCCCTACCCATGGATGTCTTCAATCATTCGGAATAAACATAATCCCCATCTTTTCCCCTACGGTGAAAGAATTATCGTTGAACATTTTCCTCACTTGAGAAGTCACATTGAAAAACATTCCGACTCAATAGAGGGAATCTTGGCAATAAGATATGGGGTCTTGCATAGTCACTTGATCTCAATACAAGGGTTTCCATTCGTTAGACATGAGGACTTATGTCTAAATCCCGCGAAGGCATTTTCTAATGTAGGTTTGAATTTCAACGAGGCGGCCCAAAACATTTATGATCATCACAACCAACCGGGACATAAACCATATCTCCAGACAAGGTTAAGCGAAAAGGAACCATTTAAGTGGCAAGGGTATTTAGATCAAAAGAAGTATAACTACATCTTTAAGGTACTGGAACCCTTTGGGATCTTAGATCATTTAGGGTATCAGTATGTAGGATATCACCGATAATATGATTTCTCATCTTGATATATCAAAAGTTTCCGATGATGGCGAGTTTATAAAGGCGGATATAACCCTGGCCGGCGATGGATATTCTAATAAATTCTATGTGAAAGCTGAAACCTCTAAGGTAGCATACATCCCCTCAATAGATTTCGCTTTAATCATGGCACTCTTCAAAGCTATGGAGAAGGGCGGAACTTTATATGTCCATGGGGATGTGTCAGCATCCCTTCTTGATGGCATCGAGGAATTTCAAAATCTTTATATTCATTGGTATGAGAACACAGGCTGGCTCCATCGAGTGGAGGTAATACCAGATAAGGAAATCGAACTTTCGACTGCTGGAGTCGGAGGGTATATGCAATCCTGTACGATGGGTGTGGATAGTCTCTACTCGGCTCTAACGCATATATATGGTAGAGGACACAAACAGCGCGGCCTATTAGATATGGCGTCCCTATTATACATCAAAGGATTGGACGCTCCCTCAAACTCTCCAGACCATGCTGAGCTAATTAAGCAGATCCATAACACTATTCCAAATTTCCCGGTAGCTATCGCTGAGACGAATGTTAGAAGAATATACGACGGTCGAAAATACGATCTCATGTTTGGCGCCATCTTAGTCGGAGTCGCCAATTTATTTTCTGCCTCCTATGACGGATTTCTGATTTCACCAACATATAACTTTCGACTTCTGCCAACTGGAGTTAATGCATACGCCACTCCGTTTCTGGGCACTGCTACTTTCAACATTGCTTATGATACTCCGATTGCGAGATCTCACAAGCTCAAGAGGCTGCATGACTCCTGGCCAGAGGCTTATCATAAGATCAAACCCTGCTGGCAGGGGAAGCGACAGAATGTAAAGTACTCAGTCAATTGCGGTGTCTGTGGAAAGTGCATCAGGACTCTACTATCGGCCGAGATAATGGGCATCCCTAAACCCAATTCAATCAAGAATAGATTGAAGACGAATTGGATGGGTGTATTCCAGAGCGCGTCTACCGGATGGACTCAGTATATCATCATCCTGGATGAATACCGATGGTTACGGGAACAAGGATACACTGGCAAGTTGATGAATAAATATGGATTGATCCTCCAGCAACTGGAACCCAAGATAATGGAAGCCATTAAACAGAGAGTGGATAACAACTACAAGATATTCTAATGCTAAAAGATAAATTTGAAGAAATCGTTGATGGGTGGCTGCCACCTTTGAAGAAATGCTGCATTCTAAACTGGCCGACCCACAGGAATGCAGGCGACCACTTTATTGCCCTGGCTGTTCTGTTATTTCTCACTCAGAAACGCCAAACTAAGGTGACTTACATAGGAACTGTTAATGATTTAAACTCTCAGAAGATCGATGCCGCTGAAAATATTGTATTTGTTGGCGGCGGTAATCTTGGGGATCTGTGGCCGGCTTGCACTCAAATGTACAGGCATGTATTTTCCAGACACGCGCCCCAACCAATATTCATTTTCCCTCAATCCATTTGCTTTCAGAGGGATGATAATCTCCAGAACTTTAACCATCTGATTAACAACGCGACTCCTCATATACTGGTTCGGGAGAAAGAGAGTCTAAAATTTACGACGAGGTGGGATACCGACATCGTATTAGCTCCAGATTCAGCTTTCTTTTTACAGGGCTTGATAGATAAGATGAGGTTTATCGAATCCTCTAACTTGTATTTATCACGTAATGATAAAGAGAAATTGAACAGCGGGTTTATACCGGAAAGGGGCACAGAGTCCGCGGATTGGAGAACGGCCTCTTGGTTTTTGTGGAAGCGTTTCATGAAACATGTTAACCATCGGGTAGACTTGCCTTTATTATCGTGGAGTGTTTTGCAAGAATCCGTATTGCAACTCCTACCGCGCACTCACGTCACCACCGATCGACTACACTGTCATATATTATGCGAACTATTGGGTATTAAGCATGACTTTCACCCAAATGCATATCACAAGAATGAATCATTTTATAATACATGGACTAAAGAGTCTAATCTTTGCCGCTTTATTGACAGGAGGATATAAACTATGGCTATGGTAATGGTTGAAGAAGGACACATCGTGCACGCCGTTTCAATGTACAACGAGGAATTCTGGCTTGCTTGGGGTGATCTTCCACTTTTATACGAGGATCCTTGGACTATCGGTGATACGCCGCCACGTTCCGACTCTCAGACAGCAACTGAGACCGTGACAAAAGGCGCCGCTGATGGAACAGATCAACTTGCACAAACCACTCTCGAGCAATTGATGATTGGAACTATGGCTGTTGTTGAGCAGGGCGCCACCACATACGTGGAAGGCGTTGACTACAACATTCTCGCCGGCGGTATTGTCGATTGGTCTTTGGCTGGTGCAGAACCAGTAACTTCCACGACATACACGGTTCAGTATCGTTATGTCACCGATGAATTTAATACTCTCGACAATGAAGTTGGCCGAAGAAGCGCCAACCAGGTTGCATACGTCGTTGAGGATCAGTTTGGCGACATCGTTGCGAATGGGTCAACATGGTCCATCGTAACAGCAGCTCAGGCTGAGGTTACGGACATCACTTGTTTGACAAACGTCCAGGCAGCTGGAATTGTGGATTTGGACTCCCGAATTCTCATCACTGCCGAGGATGGATATATCAACAACTTGATCATTAACATCGAGGATAATGGCGTTGAGACTGGCGACAATGCATCCGTATCCGTCACATCTGGCGTTATGACCGTTGAAATCGATGATGGAGTAACCACAGAGGGAACCATTGCAACAGCAATCTCCGGTGATGCTCAGATCGATACTGCAGTTGCTGACACACCTGCTCTGGTTTGGACTCTTGGAGTCGGAACTGACACAGGAACAATCACTGGCGGTACTGGATATGCCGGTGGTGAGTCCTTCAAATTTTATGACACAAATGGAGTCGGATACTATGTCTGGATCACTTCAGATGCAGCTGGTGCCGATCCCTCACACGTCGATCACACTGGAGTACAGGTCGACATTCTAACCACGGATACGGCCGACAATGTGGCAACAAAGATTGCCGCTCAGCTCGATCTATTGGCCGCATTCGCTGCTCCCGCACCTGCAGCCGAGATCATCACAATGACTGCGGCAGCAATGGCAGAGCAACAGGATGCCGAAGATGTTGACATGCTGGTCACCATCGACGTTCCAACTCAGGGAACGGACTATCCGACACGTAACTTGTACATCGAGTTCAAGTTCCAGGCGGATGAGGCGTCCGACAAGGACATTTATCAGATCGCATTATACTTGAACACAACGCGAACTGTAATAACACCATCATACCAAGAATATCTGATTCCGTCAGAGATCCTGGATCCTGGCCAGATGTACATGACTGAGAACATCGAGCCATTCCCGAGATCACCAGGTAAACGTGAGATCTTTGAATTTGTAATCGTATTCTAAAAACTGGAGGTTTAACCAATGGCCATAACACTTAATGGTTACTGGAATCGTTTCGAACGCTCTAATGGCTACAAACGCCATCTTTTCAGAGCCGCTCGTGGTCTGCAATCTGCTGAAATGAATGAAGTCCATGACTACATTCACGATAATTTTGTCATGTTTGCAGATTTCTTGATCGGCGACGGTGTTGTCATGCAGGGCGGGGGTATTAATATAAACGAGGACGCCGACGAAGCTTTCGTCGAAGAAGGAGCATTTATTGCTGATGGTTACGTACTCGAACTCGTAGCACGCAATGATATCACCATCACCGCGGTTGGTACATACAACATTGGAGCGATCGTAAAGGAACAGGTCATCACAGAACTCACTGATCCTGACTTGCGTGATCCAGCCACGGGAACTCGAAATTATAATGAGCCAGGCGCCGGTGCTCTGCATATCACTGCGCGTTGGGCTCTGGATTCTGAGCTTTCAGATCCAACTACTGAACGATTCTTTCCAGTGCATAAAGTAGTGGACGGTCTCGTTGTCTCTGGTAAAACTTCCGAACAGCCAGAGGATATAGCCGATCCAGTCAAAGAATTGGTTGCTCAGTATGACAGGGATGGAAACGGTAACTATATTGTCGAGGGGTATGGTGTATCCTTTGATATCGATGACGCTACAGAAGAAGAACACGTCATGGTAATCGATTCCGGCCGTGCTCATGTTTATGGATACTTGATCAATAGATCCCACAGATCCAAACTTCGCTTGCGTTGGGGTACAGATACTGCCTTCACCAATAACGAGCCCATCAACTTCATCGGTGACGGTTGGTATACCTTGAGGAATCTCCCGATTTCCGATATGGTCGAAGTTTTCGGTATTACTCGAGAGCAGGATGAAGCTGTGACTCGTGTCCCGGACGTCCCAATTGATTCGGATGAACTGATCAATCAACCAGTCGTGGACATCGAACTTGTTTCCTCACTCCCAGGCGGCGCCGGTACAGTTTATGTCGAAGGTGTAGACTGGCAGCAAACGGGTAACTCTGTTGAATGGCTTGGCGGTGGATCTTCTCCAACCCCAGGTTCAACCTACTATGTCACTTACACTTGGAACCAGGATATCACAGGTGCGGTAGTCATAAGTGCTGATAAGACCCAAATCCAAATCATCGGTTTGGTAACGGGTACCATAGCATACGCTGACTATAACTTCTTTATCCCACGCTACGACAAAATCATCATCGGAAGAGATGGTGATTTCCAGGTCATCGAAGGAACTCCAAACCAGCCAGATTTGATTCGACCCCCAATCAATACTCAGGGACTCGCCCTATCTGATGTCTTAATCGAATACGGTAAAGAACCAGTATGCGGTCCGGCGGGAACTCGAGCTTATCAGATGAAGGACATCGAATATATCATGCAGATTCTGCAGGATGTTCGATACAATATGTCCCGCATGGCTCAGGTCACAGATGCTGGCCTTCGTGATCCATCCACTAACAAGAAAAATATGTTCGTTGAGCCTTTCCATGATGAAGATTTATTGGACCTCGGGCTTGACAATAACGCTGCAATCGCCGACGGTCACTTAATGGGAGCCATCGACTGGACGCCGAACGTTATTCGTTCTGGTGACTTGATTCGTCTCCCGTACACAGAGACTATTCCGGAAGCGCTGAAGAATACTGCATATTCAAAGACCCGTAAGGTCAATGAACTGGACATCGTGATCAACGAACAGTCCATGAGTATTGTACCGAAGTCTTTTCAGTGGATTTCAAGCTTCACTGGATCTGGCAACTCACCACAGATCACGAATGACCCGGGCGCAGAGATTCCGACTATACCTGCAGACGGTGGCCCTGTAACTCTCACCGTAACGGGTGGAGTTTACGCCAGTTCTGAATTGGTCGCTATTTACATCGACGGTGATCAGGTTCTCGGACAGGGTGATGATACTCTGGCCGGCTCCATCGATCCGACTGAATTCCAGAACGGACTACACTACTGGACGACAGACGTGGATGGTAACTTTAGTTTCACCATCGATATTCCAGCCGGAGTCAAAGCTTGCCGCGATATGAACGACTCAATCGTGATCGAGACTGTTGGGTACACCTCAAGAGTTGGAGCTATCGATTATTTCTTTGCTGCAGCCAGACTCGGGAAGACAGCCTTTAACGTCCTCCAGGGACAGCTTAACTCTCAGAGAGCATCAATCAATGCGAATACCCGAAGAATCGGTTCTCTGGAAAGAGGAGTAGCACAACTTGGTCGTGGTTTGAATGCTTTAACCGGCGATGTCGCTGCATTAGGTCAGAGGGTCACTCGTTTAGAAAGAACTCCTCCGGTCCAGATCTCACAGACATTTACCACTAACGTCACACAGGTCTTTCCTGTAAGACGAACCACAGTCATCCGGAATGTTACTCGAAGATGGTGGGGTGGAGGTAATGGCGGAGGGGATCCACTTGCTCAGACATTTATCCCAGAGGAATCAGCATTCTTGACCTCTTGCGAGATCTTCGTCACTACCAAGCCAGCGAACGTGGATAACACAAAGAACTTTATGGAAGTTGCAATCCACGGAGTTCAAGTTGGTATTCCAGATCGTACGGAAAAGGTTGCATCTAAATTCCTAAGAACCGAAAATATCACCGAAGGTGCTTGGAACAAGTTCACCTTTGATGAGCCAGTTTTAGTTGAAGCTGGAGTGGAGTACTCGATCGTCGTCTTCTCCCCGGACACTGAAACCTATATTCGAGTTGCCGAGATTGGACAATGGAACTTGGAGTCTGGAAACACCGGTTGGATGGAATCCCAACCACATCACGGTGTCCTACTACAGTCCGCGAATAGAAGTACCTGGACTGCGTTGCAAAAAGAGGACATGACGTTTAGGCTTAATCAGGCCAATCACTCTTTGACTCTGGTCGATGATTTAATCGGTTCCCTCGCAGTCACAAACGCTACGGATCTAAACTTGACCGTTGGGTATGATGAGTATCCAGGGACCCTGGCGAGATTTCATGCAATTTTACCTGATCGTTTAAATGAACGCCAGGAGCTACCAACAAACAAGACAATTAAAATCGAGGAATATTCTGGACAAGTTGATGTCTACGTAAACCTCGCATCTAATGATTCAAACATTTCACCGGTAGTTGACGGTGACGTAACTCTGTCCGTCGGTCAAGTTCAATTCCCAGCCACCTATACCGCGAGAGCTTTTGACATCGATCTCACGGATGGTATCTCAGACACCATGAAGGTATGGTTGGATCGCTATGAGCCAGCAAACACTGACATCGAGGTTTATTTACAAACCAGTGGTGACGGTACCTTGCCAGGTCATTGGACTTTAGTCCCAATGATAGCGGAAACTCCAATTGGAGATGGATGGATGGATACTGAATACGGAATCTCAGGCCTACAGGTTACATTTGGGCCGGTAGTACAAGAGGTTCGCATGAGAGTCGTATTAGATTCAACCGACCCACAACTGTTCGACAGACCACAAGCAGAGAACTTGAGAGCTTACATCGCTGTCGTGCCTTAATGGAGTAAGTTAAATGGCCCTTGATTTAAGTGGATATTATAATCGGTTCGACCGAGATAAAGGATATAAGCGCCACCTATTCAGAGACTCAAAGGGATTTCAATCAGCGGAAGGTAATGAACAACATGATTTCAATCATGACAACTTCCGCTTGTTCACGGATGCCTTAGTCGGGGATGGCGCTGTTCTGCAAGGATCCCTTGCATATATAAATGAAATTGCCTCCGAAGCAAGTCTCGAGGAAGGCGCAATCATTGCGGAGGGGTATGTCCTTGAGTATGAAGCAACTACGCTGACTATCAATGACACAGATACCTTCTCCGTTGGAATTGCTATCCTACAAGAAATCATCACTGAGATCGAAGATATCGAATTGAAGGACCCTGCTGTGGGTACCATCAATTATAATGAAGCAGGTGGCCATCGACTCAAGATTACAGGTCGATGGGCATTTAGCGATGACTATGATCCAGCCACAGAACAATTTTATCCAATACATCAGATCGTTCAAGGTAACCTGATCACGAAACAGCCGAACGCTTCTGACAATATCATGTCCCCAATTGTTGAGTTGGTCGCCCGCTATGACCGTGGATCGAACGGAAATTACGTTGTTAATGGAATGGAAGTGGTTTATATTTCCGAAGACGCGACCAACTCAATGCATAATCTCTCCATCGTAGCAGGTCTCGCTCATGTTTTCGGATATGAAATCAATTTCACGAGTGATTTCCAGGTAAAGCTTGACTGGGCAATCGATGAGGAATTTACCAATAATGAGCCAGTCCAGTTCACTGGTGATGGATGGTATGAGCTCCGGAATACTCCAATCTCATCAATGGGTGAAGTCTTTGGTATCAAGGAAGTCACTCAGGATATCACTCACGGTGGATACACTGGAGCCAAGGACGAGCTGCCGCAACAGCCAGTTGTTGCAATTGATTCCGTTTCTCAAGGTGCTACAACTTATATCGACGGTGTAGACTATGAGCAAAACGGTAACTATGTGGACTGGGCCCTTGGAGGAAGTGAACCCGCTCCTGGATCTACATATGAGGTTACCTATCAGTACAACGATGAGATTACATCAACTGTAGTTATCTCCGAAGACCGTTTATCTGTACAACTTCTCGGATTGAAAACCGGTACTGTAGCATACGCCGACTACGATTATTTTCTCCCAAGATACGACAAAATCAATCTCCTTCGAGATGGATCTGTTTTCATAACGAAAGGTATCCCAGCGGATGAAGATGATATCAAGAAACCTGTAAACAACGAAGGGCTGCCACTTGCAACTGTCAAGATTTACTATGGCAGGGAGCCTGAAATTGAATACGAGGGATATCGAGCATTTAGAATGTCCGATCTTGCAGATATGCAAGATCAGATTCACGAGCTGAGATATAATGTATCCCGTTTATCTCAGATGGAGGACGTGTCTGCGAAGGATCCTACCACAAACAAGAAAAATATGTTCGTGGAACCCTTCTTTGACGATGATCTCAGAGACACAGGTTTGACCAATGACGCTATTATCATGGACGGTATCTTAAATCCATCTGTGGTATGGACTGGAAACCAAATCCGGGCAGGTTTACCGATTCAGTTACCATATACCTCTGCAACAGTCATTAATCAGGATGCTTACACGAAGACTCGAAAGGTCAATGAATTTGATTATGCTGAGATTCGTACCGTAATCGATTGCCAGCCATCATCAATGAGATGGATCTCAAGTACGGTTGGGTCCGGTAGGAGTCCTACTCAGGTTGAGGATACAAATGCGGTTATTCCCTCAAACACTTTAATCACCATCACTGGTGGAAAGTACGCGGTTGGTGAGGACGTACTAATCCATGTGGATAATGTTGAGGCTACCACAACCATAGCTAACGGCGACGGCGAGATCGACGTCACTTTCGAAATTCCATCAGGAGTAAAGGCTGGAATCAAACAGATCTCAGCTGGAGGTCAAACGACTAAAGCCTTGGGCCGTACTACCTTTATTGCAAGCGCCATTCAACAACGAACGGCTATGAATACCAAGCTGGCCCGACTGGCAGCTGAGATTGATAAAAAAGTAAATCTCTCCACTTTCGATCGTCGCTACGGTGAATTACCTGCGGATCTGAGAGCGAAAGCCAGAGGACATATCGCCAGGGGTTACGGTGAGGATCGTCTATGGCAGCACTATGAAGGCTGCATGGGTGGCGGACGCCGTACACTTGCATGGTGTGTAAAGAATGATCCTCTCGCACAAACTTTCAAGATGGACGCCGGTGGATTCATAACCGGAGCAAGCATTTATTTCACTAAAATACCAGCTGATCCAGACGAGATAGTTGAAGTAGCAATCCACGCAACTCAGGTAGGAATCCCAGATCGCGAGGATCTCATAGTAAATATCGAACGATTCTCGGATGATCTTGCCGTTAATGCATGGAACCCATTCAATTTCGCGTATCCGGTTTACTTAGCTGCCGATGTGGAGTATGCAATGGTGGTGTTCTCGAGAGATACTGACACCTTTATTCGAGTAGCTGAGATTGGTGGGTATGACCTTGAGCATGGTATCTGGCTATCTTCACAAGTTCATGACGGTGTTTTGCTCCAATCAGCAAATAGGAGCTCTTGGACCGCCATCCCTAAAGAGGACATGACATTCAAAATCAATTACGGTACCTTTGACGCAACGGATGAAGTTCTTCTTGGTACCTTGACGATGGTAGATGTCACGGATATCAACCTCACAGCAACCGCTGAGATTCTGGCTAACACAGATGTGACATATAGAGTCGAGTTAGTGGACAGATCTCCATCAGCTGAGACTGTAGTATTGAATCCTGGAAAAACTGCTAAGGTTGAGCAATATTCAGGAGAGGCAAACTTTTATGCGGTTCTGACAACAGATGATACCACTCTTACTCCAACCATTGATGGAGACATTTCAATTACAACGGGACTGGTTGAATTTCCGTCTGACTACATCTCTCGTCAATTCACAATCGATGGAGATGATCTAAAGGTTTATATGGATATCTTTGAGCCTAACCTTGCGATCGTGAATGTTTACTATCAAGATTATACAGCAGCTTCTGGAGTCCTCGGCGGCGAGATCACAATCACCGCAATCGATACCCTTGGTGAAGACGGTAATTTCACTGTTGAGGTAATCGACGATCCGGCCGTTTTGGATCCTGCAGACACTTTCGCAGTTTGGGACGAGGAAACAGAGACTGCAACAGTGCATATCTCCAGCGGTTTCTCTACTCAAAATGATATCGCCACTGCTCTGATAACTGATATTCCATCAAAGATTGCAACCGCTGTGCCAGCAACGCCAGGTAATCCATGGACAATATCATCTCCAACGAATGACTTGGTAGTCCTCACAGGCGGTGACCGTTGGAAGATCATGGTACGAGATCCAGGAGAAGCTACTCCAATAGGTGAAGGTTGGGTCGATACCCTTTATGAAGCGGATGTCACAGGTTTAACTGAAATGAGGATTCGGGTTGAGCTTGACACCACAGATAACTATAACCGTCCTTTTGCTGAAAACTTAAGAGCTTATGCATACTAATGACACAAGATGCACAATCAGGCAATGGGGACGGTAGCTGGAAAGAATGGAGCCGCTGGGTTCGCGAGAGTATTCGCGAACTCAAGCGCGACCTCAAAGAACTCGCAAAAGAAGTTGCTGCCCTCAAAATTGAACTAACGGTCCTCAAGGTTAAAGTGGCCCTTTGGGGATTCGTTGGCGCCGCCCTTGCTACAGGTCTCATCCAAATCATAGTCCACTATGTAAAGAAAGGTGGGTTATGATAAAATATTTAGTAGAAAGATTCCTATCCTGCAAGAACCCTTTTAAGACACTTCCTCTTTATATAGGCTTTAGTCTTATCCTATGGGCATTCTATTTTTTCGCTATTCAAAAACCAGGACATACTTTCGGCTTAGCATATCTAATGCATGAGATCTTTGAAGTCATCTCATTTGTAAGTGTGTCCGTATTCATTTGGATATTCAAACAATATAGGACTCTCAATCCACTTCCTGTAGAGGAGGATGAATCCCTGGCTCAGATTGAATCCTTGACGGATAAATTAATCGAGAGGGATGAGTCCATTCAGAAATCAAAAGAGATGCTCCAAATAATATTTGATTCGGTTCCCATCCGGATCTTTTGGAAGAATCCAGATTTAAAGTATGTGGCTGTGAATAAGGCATTTGCCCTGGATGCGGGATTAAGTCATCCATCTGAAGCTATCGGGAAATCAGACCTCGAACTCCCCTGGGCGGATAAGGAAGCTTCAGTTTATCGCAGATCTGATAGACAAGTAATCGATACTAACGAAGCTATTCTGCACACCCGCGAGCCCCAAACACGAGCGGACGAATCAAAAGCTACCATTAGCTCTTCTAAAGTACCTCTCCATGGGGCGGATGGAAATATCATAGGTGTCCTTGGACTCTATGAGGATATAACCAAACAGATTCAACAAGAAAAAGAGTTAGCCCTGAGTCGCAAGAAGTGGAGAGACTTTTTCAAGAATTCTCTTGTAGGAATGTATCAAGCCAGCTTTGAAACTTTCGAGATCATGGAATGCAATCAAGAGGCAGCACACATTTTCGGGTACAAGTCACCAGAGGAAGTCATAGGCACTTTATTATCTGATCGATATAAGGATGCAGTTGGTCGAGATAAGATTTTTGACATCATACTTACTCAAGGGCATATCCGAGATTTAGAATGTTTGATGCTGCGGAAAGATGGATCCCCAATCTGGATTCGAGCTCACATCTTTCTATATAGAGAAGAAGGTTTAATTGAAGGTGTATTCACGGATTTCTATCCGAAACAACCCGAATGTCCAGAGGAGATCAAAAATGGCAGACTTCAAAAAAGCATTTGAACATACAATGGCTCACGAAGGCGGATACGTGGATGATCCCACGGATCGCGGAGGGGAAACCTTCATGGGCATCGCTCGTAACTTCCATTCTGAATGGGCTGGTTGGGACATCATCGATTCGAAGAAAGCGGATTCTACTTTCCCTAAATGTCTTCATCAGACGGCAGGTCTAAAGCAATGTATCAGAGATTTCTACAAGCAACATTTCTGGAATGTTTGGGCTGGGGACATGTTTGACGATCAAGCAGTAGCAACCGAGATGTTCGACACTGCAGTAAATATGGGAGTCTCAAGGGCTGTGAAGTTTCTACAGTCAGCTCTCAACGCCCTGAATCGCGACGGCCGGCTTTATCCGGACCTAACCGTTGATGGAAAGTCCGGCAGGAAAACGCTCAATGCGTTAGATAAGCTCGAAGCCAAACCCGGAGATACAGATCTTCTGTATAAGATGCTGAATGTTCTCCAGGGTGCCCATTATTTAAAGATAATGGCTAACAACTCATCCCAAGAAAAATACGCCAGAGGTTGGTTCAAAAGAGTGTCATTATCCAAGTAATCGACCCCTGAATAAACCAATAGCCCATCCCAAACTATATAAAACTTGAGATGGGCTGTCCTACGAGAGGGAGACACTAACATGGATACAGACGAAGTAGTCCTTGAGGTATCATTCAATCACGAAGCAGCAGTATCCTTCAGAGACATTCTGTTGCTGATAGACCATGAGAACGCCAGCCCACCTCAGATCGAATTCATAGAGTATTGCATCACCAAGATAAATAATGTGTGTGGCAAAGAAACCATGCAATAACCCTGAGGCAACATGACACTCCAATCGGCACAGATGAAAGCTGCTTCCACTCTGGTGGAAAAGCGGGAGACCAATGATTTATGGCAAACGTTCTCCCTGGTACGACTCCCAGAGCTGCGGGACGAGATCAACCTTTACAACTTCCAGCAGTACGCCATATACAAATCCCTAAACCAACCCGTGTTCATCATGGGAATGCAGACCGGTTTAGGTAAGACCCCCTGCAGTTTAGCAACCTACTTTTATTACTGTTCGAAATACCCTGGTACCAAGCTAATCGTTGTGTGCAATAAGTCGGCTACCCTCCAGTTCAGATCAGAGATAGACAAATTCTTTGATCATGACAAGAGAGTACTTGCTATGCATCAGCGCATGCCGAAGCTTGGGGCTAAGACATACCCTAATGCTCGGAAGAATGCCCTCGAGATGTTTGCTGATACAGAGACCAATCAAAAGCTGGATGCCATGATAATGAACTATGCAATATTCCGGCTGGAGCATGAAACTATCAAGAAAGCTTGCGTGGGTATCCGGACAGCAGGAAAGCATTTATTTGTGATCTATGATGAGTGTACGGCCTTTGCCAACTTCCATAAGACGCATCGAGCAGTGAAGTCCATTTCTACCATTGCTAATAGGGCCCTGGGTACAACTGCCACTATGACGAAGGGCAAGCTCGAACAGATATACGGCATCTTCTCTGGAATGAATATGCAGCTTTATCAAACTAAGAGACATTTTGAGGATGCCCATTGCATAGTTTGGCGCCATCCTAAGCGCCCATATATCACCAATGTTTCGGGTTATAAGGATGTGGGCACGTTCGTTGATAAGATCAAGCCCGTTTCGATCGTTCTCAAGAAATCCGATGTTGCCTCCCAGCTGCCGGCCTTTACGGTCAAGAGAGAATACTTGGAGCACTCCAAAGAGCAGATCCGGATGATCACGGACATCTATTCCGGCCACTTTGATGTCGCCAACTATGAGGAAGACCCTGATTTCGCCTACACTATCGAGGAAGTAAAGGATAATCCATTCGCGGATACAGAGCTCGATCCTGGATCGGAGGAATGGGACGGACGTCAGATAGTCCATGCAATCACATCCACCGGCTTTATAAAGATGGCCTTGCTGGATCACAACTGCGTCCTACGTAAACCCAATATCAAGCAACACTCTCCGAAGACAGAGCGCATCCTTGAGATGCTACAGGAGGAGTTCACGGATGAAAAGATAGTCATCTATACCCATTCCCGAAGATATTTGGTACTCCTGGCTGAAACCATCGCCAAGTTCAAGGCTACTCCATCAAAATATAAGAACGTCCTCATGATTCATGGCGGCATATCTGAAAAGCTACGACAGGAAGGAATGGATCTTTTCTCCAACTCAGACATGCACAACATCATATTAATCAATAGAGCTGGTCTGGAATCGATCAACCTCCAGGCGGCCAATACAATCATTTGCACTACACTCCCGGCATCTGGTGGTGATCTGATCCAACTTGCTGGACGCATATCCCGAATCAATACAGAGCATACCGCCCTCTTCATGATTTATCTCCTGATGGAAGATTCCCAGGACGAGGATGAATATCTAATCGATAATGAACAGATGGCCATCACCTCTCCAATCCTCGGTGAAGCGGAGCAAGGGCTCATAGACTGGGACTATCTCCGAGAGAAGAAATCCCGTAACCTGCCCGATGTCATATCTAAGGCGGAGTATCAAGAGAAGTCCAAAACTTACCATATTCTTTCAAAGAGAAAGAAACGCGCGCAGAAATATTTAAACAAACTGATAAAGGCATAAAATGGCAAAAGAAATTTATAAGGAATGTCCGAAGTGTGGATGCAAAGATCTCGAGCACGTCAAACCCATGTTCTACACCAAGAAATGTAAGAAGTGTGGCCAGGTCTTCTCCAGCGTCTACCACGGATAGAGGAGAACATCATGGAATTAAATAGCCCCGAAAACAAAATACTTCTCTGCGATCTAATAGCGTCAGAGATTAAAAGAAATCTAACCCTCAATGTCACTAAGGAACAGAACGATATCATATCGTTCAACCTTTTGTACGATGGCAAACCGATAGGCTCCAGATTCCTTTTAGAGGCTGACATCAGGTTTGAAACCGATTATGGACATGGAGGGCAAACATACGCCGATGGAGTACAACTCGGGGTAACCGAAGTATAATGGATATTTACTGGAGTCACAAAGAGGAGAGAAAGACAATGTTACTCAAACTAAAGCTTTATGAATTATACGACGACACCAAAGAGCATCTCGGTGGAGTCCTCATCAAAGACGTTCAATGGAAATGGTCGAACGTAGAGCCCGCAGTAGGAATGACAATCATCGTTCCTCAAATGATTGGTAGCTTCCGATTCTACCTAACACACATCGTTGCAGACCTCCGGAACTCGACGATGGTTTTCGTTGAGAAGCGACTCATTCCCAAGAGCGAGAACGCTATCGTCCAGATCATGCGGTTGAAGGATGAGCTCCAGTCAGAAGGTTGGGAGATCATCGAGTAATGAGACTGAAGAACCTAATGGTAGTAGGATTCGCTTTCAATGAGACTCAGGACTCGGTGATTCTCATGCAGAAGCATCGGCCGGACAATCAGAAGGGCTTTATTAATGGAATCGGTGGACATGTAGAGCGAGGTGAGACCTCCCAAAAAGCAATGGCCCGAGAATTTGAAGAGGAGACTGGAGTCGAGGTCCCTCTCCATCGGTGGATACGATTCGCTACTCTGATAGATCTGGAACATGAAGCTTGGCTGTCATGCTTCAAGGTTTTCCTACCAAGGGCTAAATTTAGTACGGCAACGCAGACAACAGACGAGCCCATATTTCATGCATCGATGGACGCACTCTTTAATTACTCACTTTTAAACTCATGCAAGTGGCTCATCCCCATGGCTTGCTATACCAACATCGAAGTCACCCTAAAGGATTTCGATCTCCTTGGTGACGAATCAAACCCACGAGAAAAAATATATACTTTAAAGGAAGAATAAAATGTCAAATCTAATTTATTTTGCACACCCAATCACCCACTATGGTACAGAACTCGAGAAACTGATGCTGAATGCTATCGAGACAAAGTTTCCGGAATCTGAAATCTTCAACCCGAATGCTGAATGGCTCCAGAGAGTTTATGCTGCCCGTAAAGCTGCTAAGATGGAATCCGGCGACTGCTTTCGAATTTTCACTGAGATCGCCGAAGTCTGCGATAGCGTCGTAGGTAATACTTTTCTGAATAGAACTCTGGGCTGCGGAATATTTGGAGAGATGGTCAAGGCCTCGGAGGCCGGTAAAGAGATCCATTTAATCGAATGTTCAGAGCAGATAGTACCCCGCGGCATGATCAAAGTCGAATGGCACGAGCCCGGAACGGCATCACTCGTCGACCAATACGTTCAAGTTCTCAATCTTGAGCAGACCAGAGAAAAGGTTCACACCTTAAAAGAGCAATAAAAATGAAACCCATTATAAAGCCAGATCCGGAATGCTCTATGTGTAATGGCAAAGGGCGAGTACCGGGGAAGAAGAAAGGTACAGTCCGGTGCGCTTGTCTCCTCAGACAAGAGGCCATCATATATTTGACTGACATTTATGCTAACGCTAAATACATCAAGGGATTGAACGCAAACTTGTTGAAGGGTAAGAACCTCTTCATAGACCAGGACGCGCAGAGGACCTTCAAGGCAGCGATCAAATCCTTCTTGCTAAACACCGGCATGAAATACAGACATATGACGGTATCAGCGCATGATATCTTGACTTTCTATTTAGGTAAGATGGAGGGCCCGGAGTATCGAACGATGGAGAGCATAGATATCTTGATACTCTATCTGGTAGCTGATCCCCGCTCAAAAAGCTATGGGGATATCATTATCTCAATACTGGAGAAACGAAACCTGAGGAATCTGCCGACCTGGGTATTCACCAACAAGCTGATAAGCTCACAACAATTTAAGGACGCATATTCAATCAAACTATCCAATTTTCTGACTAAGAACTTTAACCCACTCAGGGGTCTCTCAAAACAAATTGGAACATAAATGAAAAGTATTTTAAAGTCCTTCATACTTTACCCTTCACCTAAGAAATGGGCTGAGTATCAACACTCGTATAACTCCTATTTCAAAGGCCGAGAAGCTCTGTACGATGATACTCTGAAATTCATTCAAGATTTCTGGAACCAGTTCGACGTATTCCCGGGGTGGAATGTCTTTCAAAAGGAACTGGCCTCCTCCAATGAAATCAAGCTCTCAGGATATCTATCGGGCATAATAGATGACCCCGCAATCAACGCCTTCGAGCAAGACGATGACTTTCTCGGTCACCTTGTATTCCTTGAGAAGACTTATTTCGAGACCGACCTATACAAAACCATTCAAGAGCTACAGACATCTTTAGCTGGACTGGAAGGCAAGGACCTTGAAGCAATCCTAAGTAAGACCGATGACTTCCTAACTGAGTTTCACAGGATCAAGAATAATGTAACCAGAGCTGAAGCGGGAACATCAGCCCTGGTTTATGGCGAGCAAGCCATACAAGACCTCCGGAGAATGTACGCTGAGATCGAGGAGAAGAAACATAACGACGAATCACTATTCTATGATCTCGGATTCAAAGCTTTCGAGAAGGTCCAGATGAAAGGTGGGGATTTAGTCCTCATCGGCGGCTTTACTTCTCAATGTAAATCGGTCTGGCTACGATGGCTGATTTATCGAATGCTCACTGAATATGGTCTTAATTGTGCGATGTTCTCATTTGAGATGTCCTATGAAGTCATTCGGATCATGTTCGCGATACTCCATGCCAATAACAAGGATGTATTCCCTGGAACTCCCATAATATCATATGAGAAGTTTAAAACGGGTGAGCTCACAGATGAGGAGCAGGACTTCCTATTCAATATCGCCAATGAAGACTTCATCAATAATCAGAACTATGGGACTCTATACATCGAGAAACCCAATAAGTCAAAATACAGGCTGCACGATTTAACCTCTAAGGTCGCAGAACTTGAGGCGGCAGTCATGCCGGTCCATGTCGTCGGGGTCGATTACCTAAGCTTAATGTATCCGCTGGATACCGATAGGGGATCTCCGGATAATGATGACTACAACCAACTAATCAAGAACTTTAAAAGCTGGTGCCTATCCCACCGTGGTAGAGATGGCGACGTATCACCCATCCTGGGTATGAGTCCCTGCCAGATTTCCAGAAAGGGGTATGAGGACGCTGTCAAGAACGATAACTTCTACGAGCTGACTGCCCTAAAGAAATACTCAGAGCTCGAGACATCGGGAGACGTTATTCTCACCAGTTTATTTACTCCAGAGATGCGCCAATCAATGCAGGTCAAACTCCAGAACTTGAAGAACAGGGATGGAGCCGTTGTGATTGAACCTGTGGATCTTCATTGCGATCTGACTGGTGGGTACGGAATCTCCGAACTTGAATCAAGAACTGAGGAAGAGATCGTTGAAACACTACAAAGTTTAGATATTTAGGAGGTACTATGCACGGTTTATGTGCGAAGGTTACAACAATGGCGACGGTGGTTTGTGTGGACGGTACCAGATTCGTGGGAATGAACTGGTGTGCGAACCCACAACCGAAATGTCCTCGTAAAGAGGGTGATAACTATGATAAATGCAATACGATCTGCAAGCAAATGGGTCACGCTGAGGTAATGGCATGTCTGGCGGCCGGCGCTAAGGCCAAACTCGGAGTCCTTTATCTCGAAGGGCATACATACGCTTGCGATAATTGCGTCGATGTTGCTGCCTTTCATGGAATTGATAAAATCGTGGTGGGCTCACCGCCTCCGATCGTTGGTGCCCCGGCCCTGTCCACTGGAAATTAATAGCTGCACTTTCCGAATATATATTATCATGAGACAACACAAACTAATTGACTCAGAGCGGAAGAGCATCAGCTCTGACCCAATGGCTAAGCCGACGACCACTGTTCTTTCAGTATCCAAACCGGATGCAGATGGTGACGTCCTATTGATCATGAGGGTTAACGATGGAGGCAGTATTCAAGAGGTTGCATCCTGGATCAAGCAAAAGAGCTTGGTTAAAGCCGGGTACCGAATGACCAACGTAGGGCTTGGACAAAATATTGATATAAAGGTATAACATGAAACACTTATTCTACTGTCCAGAGGATGTTTGGTTTACCTGCGAAGGTAAATCCTACAGGGTCATTCCATATGGCTGCATCGTTGGGATCAATTTCCCAAAGGATCCCAACGATTATTTACTGTCAATAACAAAACCCTCGGACATCTTTTACATCCGACTTTATAATCGAGATGTCCTCAAGATCAGTGTCAGTGACAGCAAAAAGATCTGGGGTGATAAGAACCCTGCTAAGGGCCAAACCAGCAAGACTTTTAAATCGGTGGACAGAAAACGGAACGCGATTTATACGGAGGTCTTTACCGATCTGCTGGAGAAATATAACGACTATTTAGAGAAGGTGAACTCCTGAAACTCAGAGAAATAAATCCAGAACTCACGAGGATGAAGACTGAGGAATTAATCGAGAAACTGAATTATTCCTATGTCTTCTCCATGATTGATCAAGTCGGTGACTACTATCAAGAGCATCTTCCTCTATGGAAGGTACTAAATCATTATGGTATCGATGAGCCCGATGCTGCAACCGAGCAGGCACAGATCCCTTGTCTGTTGGTCGAGCATGGCTCCTCGGATAGACACTCCTCCGCAAGGTACTTCTCATTTGATCGAGAGACTGGGACACATAAGGAGCAGGTTTATTGCTATAAGTGTTCTAAGATCTTGAACTCTTTCTGGTACATCTACAAATATGAGCGCGATTTTCACGAATTAAACATCAAGGATGTTTTCCTATTCATAACTAAAACATTTGGGACGCCATTCCCAAGTGATCTAATCCTCGATTTTGATCCCGAGAAGTTCTTTACATTCGATTCAGAGGACGACCGGGCAGCGTCAATAGAAAAATTTAAGCTTGCGGATAAAGTTAGAGCCTACAAGGATATCGATATCCAACAATGGCTTGATTCACTATTAACTCTCTATATCTCATTAAAGGGGTAAACATGAAATTTAGAATTAAGGTCAATGATATTGACGGTGTTGCATCCGATGCCCGGTGGGAAACATATGACAAGGATATAACCGATCCGAAGAAGTGGGCTATTGAAACCCTTAGGAAATTTAATGCCACTCTTAAACCCTATGAGAAAGCTCGAAGATTGCTTGAAGTTGAGATCCTCGAGAGGTATTCTAAAACGAAGCATAATTGGGAGAAAACAAACCTGGTCACAATCATGAAGGCCGCCGGCGGCTATGATACTTACAAATGCCGCCAGTGTGGGATCACTGGCAAACGCCATGGTCTTCAAAGAATCACTATAGACTCAAGGTGGAAAGCTGAGGTGTATCAAAACTGCAATACCGCCGTGGAGTTTATCAACAAACGTAGCAGAAATACAGGATGCATATGACAGAACAAATTACCAGAGACATTCTAAGTGAGACTGGACATTCCGTCAATCTAAAGGCTCGGACCTCAAAGCTATTCCGTGAATTCTACGCCACTCACGCCCACTCCGGTGAGAAGGTTCGCCTCATTGCGGTTACCGTTCTCAATGAAGCGGAGCAAATCCACGGGATGCTGGTCATGAAGAATGGAGTCGGTACTGAGATCATTTCAGAGACAGCCTTCATAGACATCGAAGAAATACAACTTCCGATTTGGAAGGGCATCGACTTCGATGGCTGCGTTGCTACGTATGACCCTAACCAAATGACCGACATATTCTGGATTGGAGAACCGATCTGGGAGATGATCGACAGGATTAAAGCTTGGATCGCTGAGGGATGGGAGATCAAGATCTTTTCGGCCCGAGCCACCTTTGGAATCCCTGGAATCCGATGCGTCCAGGATTGGCTTGAGGATGTCGCCGGATTGCCCCGCCTGGATGTTACCAATATCAAGGACGGTCGCTGCGTCGCTATATATGATGATAGGGCTGTTCAAGTTGAAGGGAACACCGGGAGACTTTTAGGTGAGGAATCAGGCATTTAATAACTATAATGAATTTTTAGCGTCAGCCTTATGGAAAGCTATCAAGGCTCAAATAAGGGGACGTTCTAAGAGAGTCTGTGAGTTTTGCAGGTACAATAGGTCATACGCAGTTCATCACAGGTACTACTCCAAATCAGGTTGGGGTAAAGAGGATCTCCGGGATCTGATGGACGTGTGCAAAACCTGCCACGACTTTATCCACGGATACCCGCACCCTGCCAAACTAATTGCATTGCCAGGGAGCCCGGCTTTAACTGGAGATACTGGATGGACCTCAGTAGCCCAGGTGCCTGATCATTGGATGTTAGACCCGAGCTATCAAGTTTGGATCAGAGAAACGCTCCCTCTCATATATCCTAAATTTGGATTCCATATTGCGAGGCAATAATGACAAAGAATAAGAAAGGTTACGTATGTGGCGATTGTCAAGAGCATAACGGCAGGCATTGCAAGAACAAGAAAAGTGATCATTATGGTCATTTCGTTGCTCACAACCATCCCGCCTGCCGCTCCAAGGTATTAACTGCCAAAGCTATTTATGTAGGTGATCATGGAAAGAAAACAGTATAATAAAGAATTGGTTAAGTGGGTAAAATCCCATTACTGGGACAGCCTGGAAAAGGATAAGGATCTGATCCTCAGGCACCTACGGACATTTGTCGGAGACGATGCCATCTATAAATCCGATGAGTAAATTTCTACTCCCGATCTCCGAATATTTATTAATCAAACGGAGGTCACTATGGATTTTTACAACACCAATTCAAAAGAAAAAGATCAGGAACTTAGGGCTGCAGCGGCTGAATTTGAGAAAACTGATGAGCACGTTGCTCTGGTTACTAAACTTTCTAAGGATCTGGATTCCTGGCTTTTTGACCTCCATGCCAACGTGGTTTGTTGAGGAGGTTCACATGGCTCTCGGAACAAATAAAGGTAGCTCGGTTGCGTTAGACCGAAGGATCAAGAAACGGCTTGCGCTGCATAATACCCTCATGAAAAGATATATGACCAAAGAGGGTTTATCAAAGGACGAGGCCTCTAAGAAAGCGTTCAAGGATGTTTTACGTGCAGATCTAAAATAGTGGAGTGTAACAATGAATCATACAGATAAGAAGATGATCAATGCTATCCTGTCCAGAGTTGCTGCAGGTGTATGGAGAGAGAATGGTCAATGCGCATTCTGCTTAATACATAGGCAAAATGAGCACGATCATCAGGATTGGTGCCCAACGAAGATGGCAAAGGATCTCCGTGCATGAGCAATCTGTTTGATGATTTTGGAATCGATCTCGAGTCGACGACATGTACTTTCCATGGCGTCCCTGTTGGTGAAAAGAAAGCCATATCATGTGGCGACGAAATTACCGACATCGAGTTCCTAAAAAACTATGAGCGCATATCCATGCGAGCGCGTCAGTCCGATTTCTTTCAGAATCTATCCACAGCGTACCTGAATAAATGCTACGAGATAAGTCAGAAGAAAGGTAAGTTCTCATACATTTGTGTCCGATGTTTCAAATCAATCAACAATCATCAGAAGCTGGTCGAGGAGCAACACTCTCACTTGCTTTATGGCAAGGATTGCTATGGGACTATCCACAGAAGGCAGTCAAATTTAGCATATAGTTGGGAGAACGGAGTTCCAGTATTTCAAACGCAGCAAGAGCTCCAGACATTCGAGTGTACTTCCTGCAGTCGGAAGTTCCCAGCCCGGGCAGGTAATGTGCCTCACTGCGGAGAGAATCCACGATGCTGCTTTTGCTGTACATATAACACTTTAAAGTATAAAGGGATCCGATGTCCATTTGAACTGAAATTTGGAATCCCATATGGAAAGGGCCCATGAAGGAAGGAAATCTTTTAGAAGGTGTTTTAGCTAATACGGCCGACGAGGACGAGATTTATAAATTCTTAGTCGATATGCCCAAGCATAAAGAGGATCATCCGTTCCCATCGATACCCCCGAATCCGTCCACTTTCTCCAAAGAAGCACTTGCAGCCAGACAGGATATGGAATGGCTTCACGCGGTAGACATGGTCTTGTACTATCCAGACAGTCCTCAATTAGAGGACCAGGGGGTACAATTGAATACACTCAAAGATAATTTAAAGACAGAGTGCATTCAATTGCCCCAAGGGTTCTGTCCGGCATTTCCGGAGGGCTACAATGAATATGTCCTGGCTCTGGATACAGAAACTACTGGACTCGACACCAGGATCCTTTATGACTACGATGGAAATCTGATTATCAAGACTCAAATCGTTGGAATCTGTCTGGCGCCCAACGAAAATAAGGGCTACTACCTTCCCGTTCAACACACTGGCGAAGATGGTATACCTAACTGGGATCCACAGGTCATGAACTCATTTCTGGATGAGCTCCATGAAGAATTCACGATGATCTATCACAACGCTCAGTATGACCGCGAGATAATGGCAATCAACGGCGTGACTAAGTTGCGACCGTGGCCCTACTTTTTCGACACACAGCTCCTGGATTTCTTTCTCGATGTCAATAATAAAGCCCACGGATTGAAAGCAGTATCCGCTAAGCTTGCTGGTAGGAAGATGATTGAGATCGGTGAGCTATTCGTTGAATCAGGACTCTTCAAGAAAGCAGATTTAAAGCACATCAATATCACTTTCGATCGACTGCCGGCCACTAACGCCTATGTATACGGTGCCTCCGATGCTACAAATACATACGCCATCTTTAAGCACTATGCATCCCTGCCAGAAGAAAGGAATATGTTCTTTAAGGAATCGGTCCCGCTAACAGTGGATCACAGGAACTCAGACGTTCTCCGGAATATGTATCGCATGGGGCTGCCGGTAAACTTTGATTATTACATGTGGGCAGGTAAAGACGCCATCTTTAGAAAACACGCACTCGAGAAAGCCATTTATGAGTACATCGGCCGACACTTTGACATCGGGTCCCCAGCTCAACTATCGAAGCTCCTATTCGAGGAGTATAATATCCCGGTCCTCCCAAATATGAAGAGAGGCAAGCCCACGAAGGCTAATCCGGATGGACTCTACTCGACAGCAGAGGATGTCCTTGACGCACTGCAAGAGAAATTTCCGGAATATATAATCTTGAACTATGTAGTCCAGTATCGCAAACTCGGAAGCATCCTGGGCAAGATATTATTGAAGTGTTTATGCAATTCTTATGTTGACGCGCTGGTTCCCAACACGAGGGTTTTCTTGCAATATAATCAAACCATCATTCCTACCGGTCGCCTTGCATCAAGCTCGAGCAACGGGAAGGAACGAGTCACAGTAAAGGAATCGGCTAAGACTGGTAGAGTAACTTATCGACACGCATCAGGAGCGTGGTCATGTGGCTTTAACTCTCAAGGGATCAACAATCCCCGCTACAAGCTGTCGAAGGCTAAGAGAATTAAAAAGATAAATGAGGATACGGCTGGAGTGAACCTCCACGATCCGTATCCTAAATTCGTTAGGGATGAGTTGGTCAAGAACTGTTCCTTCATATGATTAAAATAAGATGTTTGAATTGTTGTTTCTATTGGCCAGATGTCAAGGCATGCGCTTTCAACGAGAAGCCCGAGTTTATAGGCTACTCTGAAGCACAATGGTGGGGTCTCTGTGTGACTTTCAAGCTCAGACGCTCTGAGGCCTCCGATATCCTGGCAGCTAAGGAACGATTAAGACGAATCTAAAACCAGCTATATAAATTTAAGCCAATGGAAAATACACCACCAGAAATTGAGCTCCTCCCTGATTTCGAGGACCAACGTCCATATCTCATAGGATCGCCCAGACAGTTCTACGCTAATCAGGGCGATATATTTTGCCTCCGAGCAACCTGTGACGACTGCCCTCACTTCAACGATGGCTGCGAGCATGAGGAAGAAAAGATCCAGGTAGATATCATCCCTCATGCTCGACGAGGTATCGGTACCGAACTAATCCCCTTTCTAATCCTCCGACTCAAGAAAGATCTTAACTTTACCGTCGATGTGCCCGAGGATTTATGGAACCATGACAGGGATCCATTCTCACTTGATGAACGGAACCTCCACTTTCTACTTTCAGATCAGAAGCACAAATTTAGAGTCATGAAAGGTCAATTCCGGTACTATGGATCCAAGGAAGAATTTGACGCCTCTCCATACGCCGAATATTTCGACTACTGGGATGAATTCATACCACAGCATTACGTAGTCGCAATCGATTACAGCGCCATCGAGCCCAGAGTAACTACTTTAGCGTCCCGGGAGCCATTATATGTTGAGGTTTTCAAGGGAGTCCCGCGGCCGGTCGTTCGAGAGGTCGAGATCGATGATTCCTAAATTCAAACCCGGTGATCGGCTGACAGCTATATTTTCAGAAGCTCGTATCCGAATCATAGGAGTTTCAAAGACTCATTACATTATCAGGTTTATCGGTGGGAAGGAATTAGTCACCTCATGGCCACACCACGGAGTAGAGAAGGATTATGAAATTTCCTGAGTACATAGAGAATCACGAAGGTAAGAAATACTGTGTCTTAATCGGTGAGCTTGACAAGGTCCTGTTCAACGAGGATCAATGCTCTGGCTGCTCCATCAAGGACAGATGCACCATCCTTTTCGAGATCTATAAGAATTGCCCGGGTGACTGGCATTCACTAAACGCTGAAGGTTTCTTTTCGGAAGACTGGACCAACGAGAAAGATAAATATGAGAGGAAAGCCATGCGTGGTGTATCCAAGGTTTGTGGTCTGGCCCTAACCTACGGCGGCAGTTCCTACACTTTATCCAGCAATATGAAATGCTCCCAGGACCTTGCTCAGGATCGAATCGATGCTTTCTTTGCCAAGCTGACAACTCTCAATCAGTACATGATCAATACAAAGAGGCACGTATTAGAGACTGGTCAGGTATTCAATCTGTTCGGACGCCGGCGAGATATGTCCAAGTGGGCTTTCAGTAAGGCTGCAACGTATAAGCAAAGGAGAAGGGATGCAGGGTACGCCGAGAGAACTGGACTGAATCACCCAATCCAATCCACCTCCGCTGAGATCCTAAAGATTGCCATGATTCGAGTGGATGAATGGATCGAGAAGCAAGGGCTCAACCCACTTTATGGAACTCATCCTCCATACCACATCGATTTAAAACAAACCACCTATCGGGACTTCCTGGTACATATGTTGACATCGGTACATGATGAGCTGGACTACTATCTAAGAGAGGATCAGTTTGAAGAATTAATCCCTGAGATATACCAGATAATGCAGATCAAGGACGTCATGCAATCCTTCGAACTGGGTTTCGATCTCGAGCTGGACGTTGAATATTCGGATTCCAGAGCGTTTACATCCTCCAAACTATATCCGGCTGCCAAGATATTCCTGCTCCTCAAACTGAAATCCTCGGACATGGAAACTGAAACAGAGCCCAACACCCTCATGCTTCAATTTGAGGACGTGAACGAAGACCTCCTAAATCATCTAAGCGCATTCGAGGGCGGCGACGTTGCAGATGAAAAACTTTGGTCAATCGGGGTCGAATCTGGTGACCAACTTTATTTCCACCCTAATCGGTTTCCCGAAGAATATTTCAAATCCCTAAAAGGTAAATATCGAAAAATATATATCGAGGGGATGTGATACAAAGCGCATGGAAAACTCGGACTGTCACGGCAAAACGGCTTTCGAAACCTGTGGGCGGCACCCACAAAAGAGGTTTCTGTGAATTTCTCTCCACAACAAACGAATATATATTGTATCTGAAAAATATCTAAAAATTATATTGACATCCCTGTAGGGGTGTGATATAATAAAGATAGTAACCAGACAAATATAATTCAAGGGAGGTACGGCACATGACGACTAAAGAAATTTTCCTTTCCGAATTAATCGATGACAACGATGTACTCAAGGCCCTGGTTGACGATGACGCCGAAAAGAACCATCCTAAAAAGCAACGCATTTACCAAGTCCCAATTCCAGAGGATCTGAAATTTCACCACACCCCCGAAAGTATCAATACTTTCATCGAAAGATTGTATCCGAATATGAAATTTTATATTCTATGTCGGACTCGGGACCCTCAGAATGTGGACAACATCATCAACAACTTTGTCCTGTATATGCTGGACAACAATAAAAAGGGACAACCCCGGTACACGATGTATGATCCCATCAGATACCCAGGTCAACCCTACTACCGATGGTTCATCTCGAATCTCCGATATTTCTGGCTCTCATATCGCCAGCAATTAATCAAGGATCAATTCAAGGTCACCTTGTCTGAAACCGATTATGAATCGACTGCTGGATCCCCAGCTAATAATGCAGCTCATATTGATATTGTTTCCATGGATAACTTGCAAGAGCCGCCAGACTCCATATTTTTCATATCGGAATTGATCGAGTGGTTGCGGAATTTCAGTAGCAAACATTCTGATTTTCATTGTTTCGAGGCCCATGCATTTGATTTGTTCAAATCCCGCATCGAAGGTGAGGAGAACAATAAATTTGCAGAGCGGATGAAGATCTCTCCTTCTGCCGCCAGCCAATGGAACCTCAAACTGAAAAAGCTTGTCACCAAATATCTGGAAGGTGATTCCGAATACGCAACTGCATAGCTGATATAAAGATAATAGAACGGGGAATATGATAACTAATATTCCCCGTTTTGCGTTGGAGGACGTATGAATACATTTTTAAGATTAAAGATGGATCAATTCGCTAATTTAGTAAAGAAAGGTCAGGTTCTGGCCTATTTTGGCGACAACTTAAGAGATATCAACGGATCCCAGGTCGACAATGGTTTCTATGCCGTTAACACTTGCTCAATCCGGAGATCTTACAATAAAGCGGATGCACAATCCCCGCACATTTATGGGTTAGAACTTTCCCAAGTTGCTTGGCATGACTCTGGTTGGAAAGCTACTCCGATCACTCATACCGTTGAGTTGAGGCGAGAAGGTCTAAATGATCATTTCTGCATTCAATATCCGGGCGCCGCGGTAGCTGCAGAAACGTTCATCAAGGAACTGATCAAGGACGTTTTCAAGAAAGCTGGCAGAATCGAGGATTTCGATGAGTCCATCGACTATGATCGAATTTTCGGTGGTATGGCTTTCAAGCTTATCCGCAAGAACCCCTTCGACATCAACGAGGACGACAGGGTCGATATGATCCATGACGCCTTGCTACAGGTCATCAATAAGAAAACGGTCAAGAAGTATGACGCCAAGAAAGACATCGTTAAATTCTTTGGCGGAATGTTTCAAAAGAGGATGATTGACCAGCTCCGAGCCTATACTACTCGTAGGGTTAGAGAGAAAGAGCTGCAGCAAAAAGAAGACTTCACTCAGGAAGAGACTCAAGAGTATCTCCGGAATAAAGTCGATGCTCCCAAACAGGAATCTCCGCAGGACGAGATTGAATTCAGAGAGCTTCAGGATGGCCTCCTTAAGTTCCTCATGAAACAGCGGGATGGTGACTGGCAGCGCAAGCTTTGGGTCGGTCTGATGAAGGGAATGTCCAACAAAGAGATCGCAGAACAACTCGACGTATCTCCAGCGTTTATTACTAAGAAGCTCAAGAATCTCCAGGGGTATGTACTGGAATTTGCCGATTCTACAGACAACGATCTGTTGGCTGACTTGATGAAGCAAATGGGCGGACGCCGCAGGTCTCAGGACCTATTTGAGGCAAAGGACGATGAAGCAACCCTTTTATTTAAGATCTTCAAGAAATACAAGAAAGTTGTGGGTCACACTCACAAGCCGGCTGGATCCATTTCTAAGGTCCTCAAGAAAAATTACGCTGATCACGAATCCTATGACTACATCGTCGGTCGGATTCTGGATAGCAATGTAACTACTTCTCAATTCCAATCCGAACTGGATACTTTCTTTGATGAACTGGAAGCTATGGACGATCTCATCGAAGAAGGTGACCGCCTAACTGGATTGAAGGTAATTACTAATCTGGACGATCAAGGCCAACCCAAGAGGGAGGGAGCTGTTGAGGTTCGCACAATCAACCCAGGCGGCCGAGACCTAACTGATGATGCCTTCTACAAGGACATTTTAAAAAAAGATACGAACGATAATACCAATGAATAAAATCTATAGAGTCCCCCAGGACAAAACAAAATTGATCACGAGGATGATTATAGCATCAAAGCCCACCAGTGCTAAACTGGAAGACAATCTTTACAAGCACCTCATGATGGTGCCTGAATTTAAGAATTTGTCAATGGATGCCCAAGGTCAGATCGTGGTCGACTTAACTGATCGGATCAAGAACAACGGAGAACCTCTTCGGAAAAATAGAAGATGCGAAGACTAATCATTTCAGCAGGTCTCGAGCTAAGAACTAAATTCCGTGCGAAGGATGGCACCGAGCGCTTTATTTTAGATGTCCCCCATGCAATGGAAAGAGCTCGCGAGGATCCCCGGCGTAATTGGATCAAGGACAGCTTTATTACCAATAAGGCTCAGAAGGCTGCCAATCTGATCATCACTAAGTACAATGACCAGCCCAACTCTCACAGGGAAGAATCCTACTTCGTAACCATCAAAACACCATACACTGACATGGCTACTAAGCGAACTGGCTACGTTGGATTCCCGCTCCACTGGAAAGACCCCTCTGGCGATCGATTTCTAATGAAATTCACTCCAAATAACATCGGAAAACTAACCACTTTTATTGTAAGAGAAGATCGCGAGGTCAGACCGAAACCCCGGGATATTCCAATCAAACTTGCCAACGTGAAATTCATCACCCTCGAAATAATGTAAATTTCTACTCCGGATCTCCGAATATTTATAAACCCTAAAAGGAGGTCCCGCTATGAGTACAATTTGTAAGATCATCATAATGATTCTCTCATTCGCCTTTATTTGGGTATGCTACGCGGAAGCTGAAGACGAAAAACGTTATATTATTATGAGTCAGACCATCCGTGTGGTGACCGCTTACAACGCTGGTGATCCTAATCAATGTGATTCTGATCCTTGTATCGATGCCAGCAATTCAAATATTTGTGAGGCTCTGAAAAAAGGGGAGCGCCGTTGTGCAGCGAATTTCGTTAAACTGGGCACCGTCCTGGATATCGATAAATGGGGCATATGCGTAGTTACCGATCGAACTAACAAACGCTACCGGAATAGGGTTGATATCGCCATGCAAAAGCACGAACGGGATAAAGCCCTTAAATTTGGACGTCAAAAACTCCATGTCAAAATAATCAAAATCAAGGAATAATATAATGTACGGAGCATCTTTATTGCCATTCTCATCCCCATCGACCGTGAAACGATTTAAGCGCGGTCCTTTAAAAGAGGAATGTGACTGCAAACAACATCTACCCCTAAAGGTTTCTGGGTGGGCTCACGAACAATGCCCAACTCACTACTGCCCAGTATGTAAGGTCCCTTTCTGGTTGATCCCGATCAAACCAACTGCAGCCCAAATCGTTAAGGAAAAGGGCTTTCATCCAGATGCCAATGAAGGCAATATGACCTATGAAGCTTACAAAAGGCTCCCAATCCCAAGGTGGGGAATGACTCCGGAGAATGTAAAAATCGATCAGCTGGGCAAACATATGCCGGACTTTATGACACCTAAACAAAGAAGGTTCTGGTCCAATCTATATTGCGAGAAATATCCCAACAGCCCAAGGGCCATACAGCGCAAAGAATCTGGGCTCTGGGTACCTAAGAAACCATCTGAGGTATAAATTTCTGGTCCCTTTCGCCGAATATTTATTATAATCAAACAAAGGGGTACAAAATGAATAAACCATATGCAATATATAAAAACGGTATTCTCGTCGGGAACCTCTACCTCGAAACCATACTCACCATTTATGGGAAAGCGGTCAGAGCTATCTGCGAAATCACCAATACAGTTCACGTGAGGTCATAATGGGAGATAAAGTCGAAAAAGAATGGGTAAACTATCAAGGCTGCAGGATCATAAAATATGAAGGGCTTTGCCAATATAAATGTACGATCTGCGGAAAACGCCTACATTTCTTTTGTGACGCCAATGCCCATGACTGTACATTTAACCGGGAATAGGACTATATAACTTATGGCTACATACGATGATATACAAAGCTTGACTCAGCGCGAACAAGTCCGGATCAGGCCTGGCATGTGGGTCGGTAACGTCCAGGACAATGGATTTAATGACGCTGTCATGAATATGGTACGCGAGGTCATCGGTAACTCGACAGATGAGTTTATGAACGGCAACGCTACCAACATCACGATCCTTTTAGATACTAAAACGAACACCCTCACAATCGAGGACGATGGTCGTGGGGTACCCTTCAGTATGAATGAAAAGGAGGGAGTATCCAACCTCGAAGTCGCTGCAAGCTTTCCGAACTCCGGAGCCAAATATGACAAGGGGGAGGGACAGGCTTTTAAATTCTCCATCGGTCTAAATGGTGTAGGACTCAAATGCGTGAACTTCCTGTCTAAGACTCTTGAGATCGAATCCTTTAGGGACAGTCAAATAGCATACATCAAGTTCGAGACCGGACTCAAGGTCGACGATGTAACAATCAAAGAGCTAAAGACCAATAAATCGGGGACCACTGTCCGATTCACTCCAGATGACTCAATCATACCATTTGAATTCAATGCCGCGGACATCAACCGTTTATGCCAAGAGATCGCATATTTAAACGGTGGACTCAAAGTCCGATTCTGTGCCGGTGGCAAAGACTTTCTATATCACGAGCCAAAGGGGATCGTCTCATATCTGGAGGACATCACCAAGAACAAGAGAACCTCGGTAAACTTCCCCATTCTTAAGGGTACAACTCCAGAGGGGAACACTTTTAAGATTGCCATGAAGGTAATGGATAGTTCGGCCGAGGCCTACTACCCATACGTCAATGGGAATATGATCGAGGTATCCTCCACTCCGGTGGTAGCTATTCGTCAGGCATTTGCCAGAGCGGTATCCAAATATATCAATGAATTTGCCCAACTCAAAAAGAAGGATCAAAAGGTCGACATCCAGACTGGGGACATTCGCTCAGGAATCATCGCCGTAATCAAGATCCTCCATACCGATCCGGCCTTTGATGCACAGACCAAAACCAAACTGATCAATACCGATATCGCCAAGTTTATAGGAGAGTCGGTGCCGGACAGTATTTTAGCCTTTCTCTTGGAGAATCCCCGGAGGGCAGCAATCATCGTTCGCCAGGCTTTAACCCAAGCCCGGGCAAGAGTAGCTGCAGCTCAGGCTCGCAAAAAGGTAATCCACCGAGAGAAGAAAGCTTTCTCGGACATGAATATTTCACTCGACCAATTCACGCCGCCCCTCTCAAAGGAACCCTGGAAGAACCGGCTATACCTATTCGAAGGTCTATCGGCATCGGGATCCTTGACTCAGGCTGCTAAGAACAAGGACGCCAATGGGGAGCTCTATAAGAAACATATCGGGATCCTCGCACTCAAGGGGATAACCCTAAACTGTCTGGAGCTCCCGATCGAACGAGCCATGAAGAACTCAGAGCTGGCCACCATCGTAGAGGTAGCGGGACTCAATATCAACGATCCTGACAATCTTACAGGACTCAATTTCAATGAATTCGTAATCGCGACAGACGGTGACGCCGGTGGTGACCAGATCTGCTCCCTGCTCACCATCTTCTTTCTTACATACTTTCCCGAGGTCATCAGACAAGGAAAACTCTGCAGAGTCATCACACCGCTCTACGAGATCACCGATAAGAAAAACCGTAAGCATCACTTTATTTATCCGGACGAAGATCGCGAACGGAGAGTGGTGGAACTGGGTTTCAAACCCGAGGACATCAACAAGACCTACACTCAGAAACGCAACAAAGGACTCGGTGAAATGTCCAAAAAGTCGAACATGACTTTAGTAGAGAACCCGAGATTTCAATATATTAAACACGAGAATATCGAGGAGCTAAAGGAACTTTTCTTTGTATTCTCTGGCAAGAAAAAGGTCAGCGAACGAAAGGACTTAATCTTTAAACTTGGATTGGAGAATGACGATGCGTAAACAATTAGATGCTATAATGGCCCAAGG